AACACCACGGAGATCCATGAGGGCGTTCTTCATCTGGTTCATTGCGATCTTGTTTTTCTCCGCCGGGGTCAGCATCTTGTTGAATGCCAGCTCTGTAGCGCCCATAGAGTTACCCATGGCCGCCTGTGCATCTTTCAGCTGCCCCAAATCTTTGGTTAGGACTTTGAAAGCATTGGCCGCTTCGACACGTCCGAACAGGTGCTGGATGGCCGTCTGATCATCGCCGACTTTCGCTTTGACTTCTTCCAGGAATTTAATCCATCCGACTTGTCCCAGGTGTTCCGGCGTGAAGTCAATCCCCAGGGCTGCGGCTGTTTTAACCGTTTGCTGACTCTGTTTGGACACGGCGCTCAGGATGCCCTGGAAGCCAGTGAATGCCTCGGACGTCTGTACGCCGTTTTTAGTCAGGATGGCCATGCTGGCGAACAAATCGTCTGTGCTGACTTTGGCCAGGCTGGCTGCCGTGGCCACGGAACCAATGCCCTGAGCCAGGTCGCCGAAGGTGGTTTTGCCCAGGTTCTGCGTCATTAGCATCTGATCCGTGATTTTCCCGGCGTTTTCAGCACTCAGGCCGTAGGAGTTGAGCACTGTCGTCAGTCCGTCAATAGCCGTCGTCGTGTCGGTGAAGCCAGCCTTTGCGGCAATGGCTGCTGTCCGAACGAAGTCGGTCACGTGGGCCGTGTCAACGGAAGCGGAAATTGCCTGATATTCAGCTTCAGCCAGTTCGGTCACGCTCATGCCGGTTTCATCGGAGATCTGGCGAATCCCATTGGACAGTTGCTGAAGGCTGACTACGTTTGTATCCACCAGCGTGCTGACTTTAGCCATGCCACGTTCGAAGTCGCTGTGGAGCTTCAACCCGGCAGCGGCGGCAGCCATAATGGGCGCCATGGCCGTTGAAACCGTCGCTCCGACAGAAGACATTGTTCCGCCGATGCTCTTCAAATTCCTGCCGAATCGGTTTGTCATCTTTTCCGACTCCGTCAGGCTATTGCTGACTTGCTTCAGCACAGGGCTGAACTGATCATGGAGCCGGATGATAGCGTCAATGACTCGTGCCATGATCGTCCCCTCCTTTCTTCAAAGATTCTATTTCTGCATTTCGCTCTGCTATTTCGTAGGCGGCGAATGCCAGAAGGACCTGTTTCTCCCGGATTGGCATGCGTTCAACCCGGGCCGGGTCCATATCGTGGAACCGGAAGAGGAAGTACATCCTTTCGACTTCCCCGTCCGTCTCTATTAGTTTTTTACAGTTTCATCCGTTTCGTCCTGGCTCGTGTAGCCGTTGACCTTGCTAATTTCCTGGGAAATGTCGCTGATTTCACCAGCCAGGAACAGCTTTTTTACCAGGTCGTTAGGAGATGCCGCTCCGAATTTCTTCATCAAGCCCTTGTCTTTCATCGACGGGTCCTTGATGCCTTCGACACAGGTCCGAACGGACAGCGCATAGGTGTCGATGCTCTTCAGGCCGCCTTTCTTGTCCAGGTTTACAGCGCTTTCCTGGATCTCGGAATAAAGTTCCGGGTCGATTGGTTGCAGCTCCAATTCAAAAGGAGCCCCCAGGGCTGCGGAGAGCCTGGGGATTTCCATCTTTTTAGTCTGCTTTTCTTCAAATTTTTTTACGTCTGCATTAAGCAGCAGTGCGAGTACGCTCATGCTTTTCTCCTTATTCTTCGTCAATCAGGTCAAGCAGGTCGAAATCCTCAAAAGTGAAGTTCTGAGATTCCTCGCCAACCTTCCCCAATTCCCAGTTGATCAGGTCTACGGCGTCAAACATAACGCCGTACAGAGCAATCCGTTCAGCGCCCAGGGCGTTCGGGTCGTCCAGTTTGCTGATCAGCGTAAATTTTACCTGCTTCCCTTCCTTGATGGCCGGGGCCAGCTTTTTAATCAGGTAGGAGCTGACTTTGTGCAGCTTGATGCTGCCTTTGGCTTCGTAGCCAGTGGTCTTATATCCGTCAACCAGGTGACGGCTGCGCTTAATGGCCGTCTTTTGAGCGGTCAGGGTAGCCTTGCAGGACTCGATTTCTGCGATTTCGTCGCCGTCCAGCCATACCTGGCCATAGGAGCCATAGACGACTCGCTGAGTATCAACTTCGTGCATGTATGGTCACCTCCTCACTGAATCACGTTAGCCACTTCGATGTGTTCAATGGCATCCAGCATGGAAATAGTGGATTTAATGAACACATTCTCGCCGATGTTTGCCTTCTTGATGGCCAGATCGGACATGCTTTCCAGTTCGTCTCTCGTGTATTTCCCGTTTGCTTCCAGCCAGTTCTTCGTGGCCTCGATATCGATTTCCGCCAGGTTCTGGCCGACTTCCAGGAGCCCTTCTTTTTCCAGCTCATGGAAATAGCCGTTGATGGCGGTCACCAGCAGGCACCGGTTGTCGTAGCTGTTGGCGTATTTACCAATGTAGGAGTCGTGGCCAGTCTGTTTGATGTCGTCGTGGATCATGTCCATCAGATCCACCAGCTTGATTTTCTGGTAGGAGTTCAACTTCCCCTGGACGGTAGATACATAGGAGTTGACGCCCTTGCAGATCTTGATTTTTTCTCCGTCGTTAAAGAAGAACAGTTCTCCCTTGCCCACCTTGTCATCCCGTTCATCGCTGGTGTAGCTGTCGCATGCGATCAGCTCGGGAGCAGGGGCGTAGGTGCAGGAGATGGTCATGGGCGTGCCGCAGATGATACCGGCTACACGGGAGCAATACTGGGCGGCCGTATAGGTCTTGGTCTTGGTCTGAAGGGATGTGTTGGTAAAGTTCACCACGCCTTCGAAGTCAGCAGCTTCGTTGGGCAGGACAGCTTTCACGGCTTTGTCCTTGACGGTCCGCATGGATTTGATCCAGCTGGAGACAGTTTCCGCATTTTCAGCGGTGATTCCCGGGATAACCAGCCAGTCGAAACGGACGTTTTCCAACGTTTTGAGGATGTCCGTGTAGGTGGTGTCATTTACGGCATAGACCAGGATCTTTCTGGGGCTGGTCTGGTAGCCTTTCAGTGCTAACTGGATCTGCTCAATATTGTCGGCGGACAGCCCGGATTCTGGGATGTCGTCTACAGAGTAGATGGTCAGCGGATCCAGCGGTTGGGTTTCGGTCAGGATCATGGCCAGGATGCCACGCTGACTGCGCTGGATGGCCGTGATCCCACGTTCCTTAAACGTCACGATGACGCTAGGTGCTTTTTGAGCCATTTTCTCACTCCTTTAAAAGTTCAATATCTTGTTCGAGATTTCCGATGGTTGGGGGATCTTCTTCCGTGTCCTTGATGACGTCGTAGAAGGAAAAACTGAGAGTCGCAGAGAGGATATCTGCGTCTTTCCCATTCGTTTCTGTCTGAATTCCGTCGAAATTGAAGACCCTGTCGCCCACCTGGAGTCCGAAGGTAAAAAGTTCCCGGAGACGGCGGCGGACCTTATAGAGATCCACGGCAGAATTCCGGTTCTTCTGGGTAAAATAGTCGATGTGTAAGGTGCAGGACCTTTTCAGGCTCCTGCTGTAAACCATTTGAGGGCTGTCAAGCTCGAAGAAACGAAGGAAGAAGCACGGCAGCCGGAAGGACCTCTGGACATCGTCCAGGTTCACGTCCACGTCCGGCCACGCCGCCTTCAGCTGAGCTCTGACGGCCTTCAGGATATCTGTGTCGTCAATCATGAGCAATCTTCCTTTTAATTTCTGCTATGAATCTGTCCATCTCCTTGCCGACTTCATCCGATGCATTGAAAGCGTCACATGCCTTTTCAAAAAAGTGCCGCCCCTGGACGAAGCCGATGGTTTTTCCCTTCCGGGTTACCAGCTTGTGTCCCCGTTCCACCAGGTGATAGTGGGGCGATGTGTTCCGTAGCTGATATTCCAGGCTGTCAACAGTCATGCCCTCGATTTCCGATTTCCAGGACTTACTAAGCTTTCGCTTGTGATCGGTCCCAGAATCCGGGGTTTTCTCGATGGCTTTCTTTTTTAGCACATCACCGGTCTTTTTGAGGTGCTTTTCAACCTCTTTCGGGTAATGCTGAGCGGCTTCCAGGATATCGGTGTTTAGTTCTTCCATGCCCTTGATCGCAAAATCAGCCATAGCATCACGGCTCCCATCCATCCTGGACAGATTCCGGAGGATCACCACGAAGCCGTTCCACGCACATCAGCTCCAGGGATTCATGCTGCATGTCCGGGTCAGAAATGTAGGTCACCAGGTAGTGATGGTCTTTATATCGAACCCAACAGCCGTCCGTGATTCCCTTGCGATAGCGGATCACGATCTTGACAGTGGCGTCGTTCCGGTCGGTCCCATCCTCCTTGTACTGAAGGCCCCGGACAGGAGCGATCCAGGCAGAAACGTTGGAATACAGCACTCTATCTGTCTGAATGTCAAGGTCGGTCCCTGCCGTTACCGTTGGCCGATAGATGGT